GTTCGGCAATGCTGACATTTCTGCCAACACTGAACCAAACTTTGAAAACTTATGCATGCGTGTCGGTAGCCAATGGTTGCACCATGGCGTTCGCTTCATTACCTCAAGGATCTTAAACGCTAGGCGAACATCGTAAACGTCACCACTGTCAAACCATCGGAAATAGCGGTCGTTATCCAATTCTGCCACCATGTCATCGACCCACTGGTCTCGCTTCCAGTCTTCCCGATTGTGTTCTCTAGGGGCTTTAACGTTCTTGAATCGGTAGTTGCCTTGTGTGGCATAGCATCCCGAACAAGCGTCCACTAGTGACCCGTCTGACTTCTTTGAACCGGGACAAGTGTCCAGCGCCTGTAGTGACCATGAGCGACCCGGCATTTTTGAGGCCTTCGATAGTTTGACCATGATGAACTCCTTTTGTTTCTGGTACGCCGAAAGCCCCGCATAAGCGAGGCCCAAGGGTAGACCGTCGTTTAACGGTCGTCGATGGATACGTTCACTGGGCGTCCTTTCTTATGCTCAATGTAGAGAGACCAAAGCCCACCGGTTAGGTTGTGGTAGCACTCGCCTTGGTTGTAGCTGAAGGGCTTGCTCAGGATCTTACGCTTGCGAAGGATTACTGAACGACCTAGGATTTTTGAACGTGTGATGTTTTCCATGTTGCTTGCCCTCCTTGGGCTTTTGTTTGCCTTGGCTTGATTGCCTTGGCTTGAGTTCATAATGCCACAATGAAACCTGAGTGCAACATTTATTTTGTGTGAATATTTACATTAATTATTTGTTGACTTCTTTTGGTGTATTATGTTACTCGCACGTGCACACGTTATGAAAGGCCTAAAGGGACCAACATAGGCTCACACACTTGTCAACCCCCAAAGTGTAAAAACTCGAATAAACTTTTGTTGATACCCAAGCATACCCCAAGTGTTAAACCCCGTGAGCGGCTTCTCAGGGCGTCTCAGGGCCATGTGGACAAACCTGTGGATAACTTTGGTTGACCCTGTGCACAACCTGTGGATAACCTGTGCATAACTTTATCCACAACCCTAGAGTTATCCACAGGATAAACACAGGTTATCCCCAAGATGTCCACAACCTGTGCATAACCTGTGGATAACTTTTGATTTGTGGAAAACCTGTGGATACCTTGGGCCGGGGGAGGGCTTATGTTGGCAATTATTTTTACTGTAGCCACTCAGGCACAAAATAAGCTAAAATTAGAAAAATTAAGTAAAAATAAAAGCAGTATAACCTATTGTTTTTACTCAAGTTTCAATAGTCCCTGGAATTACCTCTAAAATAGCTTGACTTTTGTGAAGACTTATGTTATACTATAGTCATATTAAGGGATAATTTTTTTCATGACCACAGAAGTTAAAAAAAGAGGTCGTGGCAGACCCCGGAAGTCTGAAGTAGCTGCTGTAAAGCCCGGTAACAAGGGTGTAGTAGGCCGACCAAAGGGTGACGCAGCGATAATTAACGAGTACAAAGCTCGTATGTTGGCTAGTCCAAAGTCACGTAAGGTCCTAGAGACTATTTTTGATGCTGCTTTGGACCATGACCATAAGAATCAGGCTGCTGCTTGGAAACTTGTGATGGACCGTATACTACCAGTGGGTGCCTTTGAGAAGGACGTAGTAAAAGATGCTGGTCGTAACGCTATACAGATCAACATAAGTGGCGTAGGCACTGCAGAGGTACTAACACCAGAGATAATCGAAGGAGAAGTAGTAGAAGATGACTCTTAAGCACTTTACTAGAGAAGAATTCGATTGTCAGGTCACTGGTACTAATAACATGGAACAAGAGTTTCTAGAGAAGTTAGACGAGTTAAGGGCATACTGTGGATTTCCTTTTGTGATTACTAGTGGATATAGACACCCGACACTACATCCAATAGAGTCAAGAAAAGATGTTCCCGGAACTCATGCCCAAGGGATCGCAGCGGACATAAAAATAACAAACGCTGCTGATCGCCTTAAGCTTGTCAATAGTGCTCTTAAGTTAGGATTTACAGGTATCGGTGTTGCTTCTGACTTTATTCATGTTGACACCCGTGGCACAACGCCTGTAATGTGGACGTATTCCTGATGCTGTACACCAAGAACAAGAACCTAACAGATACTTCTACGCAGACAATCGTAGAAATCCCTGCTGGTTACGTAGCTCACTGGAATATGGCGTTTATTGCCAACCTGCATAACTCAACCAACAGCATTACGTTGTTTGTAGATAAGCCTAGTCCGACGACAGATGTGTATATCTACAACGGTACTAACATATCCTCTAAGGAAAACCTGCTGATTGACGGTAATGCCGTGTTTGTTTTACAACCGGGAGACATTATTAAGGCTTCGGCAGGAAGTGCAGGTAACGTAGAAGTAGTTGTTACCTTTGACTTGTTACCAGCACCAACGGTGTTTAATAACTTTAATGGATCTTAATATTGAACTACTGCCTTGGCAGCAAGATGTCTGGGCAGACGACACAAGATTTAAAATAGTAGCTGCTGGGCGTCGTACAGGCAAGTCTAGGTTAGCAGCGTGGTTGTTAATAGTAAACGCACTTCAGGCGGACAGAGGCCATGTATTTTACGTCGCACCTACTCAGGGACAAGCCAGAGACATCATGTGGCAAACCTTGCTTGAGCTGGGGCACCCTGTTATCTCTGGCAGCCATATTAATAATCTGCAAATTAAGCTTGTCAACGGTGCTACCATTAGCCTCAAAGGTGCCGACAGACCAGAGACAATGCGAGGTGTCAGCCTTAAGTTTCTAGTCATGGACGAGTACGCTGACATGAAACCAGAGGTGTTTGAGCAAATCTTGAGACCTGCTTTGGCGGACCAAAAGGGTTGTGCAATGTTCATAGGCACACCCATGGGAAGGAACCACTTTTACGAACTTTACAAGTATGCGGAGCTAGATGATGACCCTACGTACAAGGCTTGGCATTTTACATCTTACGATAATCCTTTATTGGACCCGTCAGAAATTGATATTGCGAAAAGAAGTATGTCGAGCTATGCGTTCCGTCAAGAATTTATGGCGTCGTTTGAAGCTCGTGGGTCAGAAATGTTTAAAGAGGACTGGGTCTCTTTTAGCGAAGACGAACCTGAAATAGGAGATTACTACATTGCCGTTGACTTGGCAGGCTTTGAAGAAGTCAACAAAAAGAAAACTAAAAACTCCAAGCTTGACGACACAGCCATCGCAGTGGTTAAGGTCAATGAGCATGGTTGGTATGTTGACAATATCATATACGGTAGATGGAGTCTTGACGAAACAGCAGCTAAGATATTTCAGGCCGTTAGAGATTACCGTCCCGTGTCGGTCGGAATCGAAAGAGGTATTGCTAAACAAGCCGTAATGTCTCCTTTAGTAGATATGCAAAAGCGACACGGTATGTTCTTCAGAGTAGAAGAGCTTACCCACGGTAATAAAAAGAAGACCGACAGAGTAATGTGGGCACTACAAGGTCGTTTCGAAAACGGCTACATTACATTAAACAAAGGTGAATGGAATTCTAGATTTTTAGATCAGTTGTTCCAATTCCCTGATCCTTTGACGCATGACGACTTGATAGACGCTTTGGCGTATATTGACCAACTGGCAAATGTAGCGTACGACTACGACTACGAAATTGAGGACCACGAAATTTTAGACGTGGTAGCAGGATACTAATATGGATGAACTATACGAACAAGACCCTTTGCTGGTTGAAGAGACAATTGAGGACTGGGTCATTACCAAATGTGAGGATTGGCGTGACTATTACGAGTCAAATTACGAAGAAAAATTTGAAGAATATTATCGACTCTGGCGTGGTCAGTGGGATCCTGCTGACAGTGAGCGTCGGTCTGAGCGTTCCCGTATTATTTCTCCTGCACTTCAGCAGGCTGTAGAGTCTAATGTAGCAGAACTAGAAGAAGCTACGTTTGGGCGTGGTAAGTGGTTTGACGTAAGTGACAACCTTGGCGACACCAATAAGCAAGACGTACAGTTCCTTCGTAATAAGCTTACTGAAGACTTTGAAGACTGTATGGTACGTAAGGCTGTTGCAGAGTGTCTTATTAACTCAGCAGTCTTTGGTACAGGCGTCGGAGAAATTATTATTGAAGAAATGAAGGAAATGGCTCCTGCTACTCAACCTATTATGGGTGGAGACCTGCAAGCAGTAGGAGTAAACATTACTGAGCGTGTTAAGGTGAAGCTTAAGCCTGTACTACCTCAGAACTTCTTAATTGACCCTGTGGCCACATCTGTAGACGACGCTATGGGTGTTGCTGTAGACGAGTTTGTTAGTATGCACCAAGTAGAGCTACTACAAGAACAAGGTGTGTACCGTAATGTTTACGTTGGTTCTGCTGCTCCTGATACTGACTTGGAACCTGACCAAGACATAACAATCTACAACGACGACAAAGTACGTCTTACAAAATACTACGGTTTGGTGCCACGAGAGCTTCTCAATTCCGCTCTAAGCGACGATGAAGAAGATTTGGTAGAAGAAGAAGAGTCTGAATCAAAGTACGTAGAAGCCGTTGTAGTGATCGCTAACGGCGGCATACTTCTTAAGGCCGAAGCTAACCCTTACATGATGCAAGATCGTCCTGTAGTAGCGTTTCCTTGGGACGTAGTGCCCGGACGTTTCTGGGGTCGTGGCGTCTGTGAAAAAGGTTACAACTCTCAAAAAGCCTTGGACACAGAGCTACGTGCTAGAATTGACGCTTTAAGTCTTACGATCCATCCTATGATGGCTATTGACGCAACTAGGCTGCCTCGTGGTGCTAAACCCGAAGTACGCCCCGGAAAGATGATACTAACCAGTGGAAATCCTAAAGAAGTACTTCAACCGTTCAACTTTGGTCAAGTTAGTCAAATTACTTTTGCTCAAGCCGGAGCACTGCAGCAGATGGTACAGCAAGCAACAGGAGCAGTGGACTCAGCAGGAATTGCAGGTCAAGTTAATGGCGAGAGTACTGCCGCTGGCATTAGTATGTCTCTTGGCGCTATTATTAAACGTCATAAGCGTACACTGATTAACTTCCAGCAGTCTTTCCTTATTCCTTTTGTTAAGAAAGCTGCGTACCGTTACATGCAGTTTGACCCTGAGAACTATCCTGTAGCTGACTATAAGTTTAACGCAAGCAGTACTCTAGGTATTATTGCTAGGGAGTACGAGGTGACTCAGCTTGTGCAGTTACTACAGACTATGCAAAAAGACTCTCCGCTGTACAATACGCTAATTCAAAGCATTATTGACAACATGAACTTATCGAACCGTGAAGAGCTGTTAGCAGCTATGCAGCAAGCAATGCAGCCCAATCCTCAAGCACAACAAATGCAAATGCAAGCACAACAGGCGCAGATGCAATTCCAACAGTCCCAGACAGCGGCTCTGGCAGCACAAGCTCAAGAATCGTCTGCTAGGGCTACTAAGTTGGCTGCAGAGGCTGAGGCAGTGCCTATGGAGCTTGAGATCGACCGTATTAACGCAGTTACTAGAAACTTACGTGAAGGTGACCAAGAAGACAAAGAGTTTGAACGTCGTATGAGAGTCGCTGAAACTTTACTTAAAAATAAAGAAATAGAAGGCAAAACCAATGTTAACCGACCGGGAACTTCAACACCTAATCAACCAAGTCCACAACCACTTCCAAGGGACATTCCAACACCTAGCGGACCTACAAACCAAGGTGGACCACTTGGAAACCAAGGTGGAGGAACTCAGTAATGCCAAAGTCCAAGGACCCAAAACTAGCACGGGCGGGCGTAAGCGGGTACAACAAGCCAAAGCGGACGCCTAGCCACCCAACGAAGAAGTTTGTAGTAGTAGCCAAGGAAGGTGACAAGACTAAGACTATTCGTTTTGGTGACGCCAAGATGACTATTAAGAAAGACCAACCCGCACGGCGTAAGTCGTTTAGGGCACGTCACAAGTGTGACACTAATCCACCTAGTAAACTAACCGCACGATACTGGTCGTGTAAGAAATGGTAAGGAGATAACAATGGCAGCAGGAGCAGTAATCAGAGGCGCAGCTAAAGTAGCTGAAAAAGTTGCTAAAGGTGCTAAAAAACACGGCAAAGACCTTACAACAAAAAAGAAGCCTAACCAGAAAAAAACTGAAAAGGCTACTAAAGGTCAGCGCACTTATCGTGAAGGACAGCGTAAAGCAGCAGGAGCAGGTTCAGTTGCAACTGCAGCGGGTTATGAAGCAGCCAACGTAGATTTAAAAGCAGGCGGCGGTTTACCTGTTGCTGACATGAGTCGTAGTGTTGACGTACGTGGCACTGGAGAAGGTATTCGTTACTTTCAAGATGGTAAAGAAGTTAGGATGCCTAAAAAATGAAAGTCCCGGCACCTAAAGGCCATCACTGGATGAAGAGCGGCAAAGGTTATAAACTAATGAAAGACCCTGCAGACGGCTACAAGCCACACAAGGGTGCGTCTAAGTCTGCAAACTTTGAAGTCCAGAAAGTTCACAAAAAGTAAGGAGGCTATCATGCCAAACTGTTCAGGTAAGCGAAAGAAGAAAGGCAAGAGCAAACCCAAGGGGTACTAAAGATGCCTAAAGCTAAAACTAAGAAAGCTAACGACGCTTGTGCAAAGAAGGTCAAGTCCAGATACAAGGTCTGGCCTTCTGCATACGCCTCTGGTGCTGTAGCTAAATGCCGCAAAGTTGGCGCTAAGAACTGGGGTAACAAAAGTGGCCGTAAGAAAAAGTAAGAAAGGCGCAGCCCTTAAAAAGTGGTTTAAGGAAGAATGGGTAGACGTAAAGACAGGTAAACCTTGTGGGCGTAAGTCTGCAAAGAAAGGTGAATCTAAACGTGCATATCCTTCTTGCCGTCCTAAAGCCGTTGCAGCTAAAATGACTAAAGCTGAAAAAGCTTCTTCTGCACGTCGTAAAACAGGACCAGCCAAAATTAAACATGCAGTTACTGCCTCAGGGAGACGTAGAAAAAAGTGAGTTATGAAACTAAAGTAAAGCAAGCTTTAGATATATGTTTAAACAAAAACTACTTTAAAGGAAGCAAAAACGAGTCAGCTATAGTAATGTACTCAGGTGGTATGGACAGTGTATCATTACTATGGAATCTTTTAGAGCATACAGAACAAGAAATACATGTACATTCAATACACATTGACAACTCTGAAGGCCGTGTAAAAGCGGAAGCAGAGGCGGTTAGAGAAACAATAAACTACATGAAGAAACACCAAAGACCCTTTGAGTTTTCTTCTTCGGTGTACTCTATGAAAATGAAGTACCCCGGCGGTAAAGACATGACACTGGCTTTGTTTCAAGCCATGAGAGCAGCTTCAGGTTTAGGTAAGTCTTTTAATGTTGTTTACACTGGTGACTACAACATAGGAAGAGAAGAAGGAGCAGAAGCTCAGGGTGTCCTTAATGCTTTATGTACTACCCGACGTGCTAAGCCTATTTGGTTAGCTCCTTTTGAACACATGACGTACAATTCTGTAGAACGAAGCAAAGGTATATACTTAAGTATGCCTGAGGATCTCCGTGAGATGTATTGGTCTTGTAGACACCCTACTGAGTTGCTTAGTGGTTTTGTTGTTTGCGGTGAGTGCCATGCTTGTGAACGACAAGAAGCCATGAGAAAAGACTTGACAACTGCTTAAAAGTATGCTATAATAAAACTATAGTTAACAACATTAGAGGAAACTATGGCTCCTGAGCTTGAAACCTATTTTAACAACTACAACGAACTCTTCAATCACGAAGGTTTCAAACAACTCATTCAAGAGTTATCTGCAAACGCACAACAATTAGCTGATGTACAAACCATAAAAGACTCCGAAGAACTATTCTATCGTAAGGGTCAGGTTGCTGCTTTAGCTACTGTAATTAATCTACAGGGTACTATAGAAGTTGCCAGAGAGCAAGCTGAAGTAGAAGAAGAAGGCCCGGTAGATGTATAAAATCTATGACTTCCGTTGTACTAACGGGCATGTCTTTGAAGAAATGGTAGAGTCCGGTACTACAACCAGTAGGTGCGGTTGTGGTGCTGACGCTACAAAACTGGTATCTGCCCCGTCTTTTCACCTTGAGGGCCACTCTGGGGATTTCCCCGGACGGCACATGAGGTGGGTTAAAGAGCACGAAAAAGCAGGTAGAAAATAAACATCTCCACAATGATTATAATCACGGAGTTTAATTATGTCACGAGCAACAATGCTTGA